TCTTTCCCTCACCCAGTTCCCCGATGCTGATGTTGGGGTCGGGGGTGATGACGGAACGCGCGGAGAACTCCACACGCTTACCCTGAATGTTGCTGCGAATGCGCCCCTCCTTCGACCCCAGGCGCTGCTTGAGGGACTTGAGGGGGCGCCCCGAGCGCTGGATGGAGACGGCCATACCAGGGATGTTGTTGTCGACGAGGGTCGCCACGTGGAACTGAACCACGCTCGCCAGGTCGTCAATCACATTCTTGGCGGCCCCCGCCTCGATCTTCGCAGCAAGCATCTTGTCATACTTGATGATGTCGAACAGCTTGTGCGTAAGGTCGTCCTCAGAGCGCTGATTGTTATCCTGGACAACGGACGGGCGCACCTGGGGAGGGGGAATGGGAAGCACCGTGCAGACCATCCAGTCAGGACGGCACCAGTGGCGGCTGAAACCCATGAAGTCCACATCCTCGTCGCTGATGCGGCGAAGAATCTGGAGGACATACTCGACCTCCAGGGGCTGAGTGGTCGCGGGCACACCAGCCATCTCAGCGAAGTTGGCGACAATGCGCGCGACCCCTTCCGTGTTATATGCCTTTGGCTGAACTGCGCCGCAACCGTCCTCGGATTGCTGACCGCAGCGCGTGATTGCAAGACAACGCTTCTTGACATCCTTCCAGCGGGCCTCCCCGCGCTTACGAAGAATATCCTTGTTGATAGTTAGGTTTTTGTCAATTAGAAGCTTGGAGCAGCGAATGCACACGCACCGTAGAATCTTCTGGACTTCTTCGAAGAACTGAATATAGTATACAGGGCGTGTGAGTCGGTAATGACCGAAGTGTCCAGGGCATCCGTGGTTCGTTTGACCACATGAACGGCATGATTTTCCATTTTCAAGCACTCCCATGCGAGGGTCGAAGAGGCCCCCAATTCGGGGCTCCGACCCATCATAGGTGGCGGCGCTTGTAATTTCAACAACCGATCTCTTTTCAATCTCCTCGGGTGAGAAGACGGAGAACTGGATGCCGACGATCGTCTCGATGTCGGATGACTGCTGGTTGAATCCGGATGGCATCTGTCTTTGGCTTAGATTCCTGGGGCTTAGGTGGTGAACTTGGCGGCGCGGTTTGCCGGTCAATTTTCGAGGGCGGTCCTTAAGTGGTTTCACGGAATGTGTGTCTGTCATATAAATTATGTCCTAACGGGAATGAAATATGACTGTAAATACTAGATAAACATGTCTAATATGATAAATGAAGGGGGCCCTGCTGCAGTCACCGGCCCAAAGATACGGGAATTTAATGAACTGTTGTATAGAGTTTCACGGTTTGATAAACCCCATGAACAAATGACGGAAGATGAACCCTGCGAACAAACGATGGAAAATATCTACACCGAAAATCGGCCTACATATTTGCTACCATACAAGGAACATACTGGGCAATATATTAATCATTATGTTAGAACAAATAAATCAAACAAAGAAGTCGTGAAAGTATATATACATACATTTAAGCCATCTGAGGCACTTCGTTTGGTTGATATAGGAGATGTGGCAACTCTTAATTGGATAATGGACGCTAGCACAGAAAAAGAGCGCGAAAGTTTGGGGACTTCTTTTAAAATTGTGCCGAACGGTAGTTCGGTGCTACGTCATTCGGAAGCAGAAACAAAAGTAAAGAATGATGAGTCACTTGTGGCTATATGTCGCCTGAGCGCATTGTATGGATTTGATGGATATTATGTGGCGGCCCCTGGTCTGCATCCAGAAGTCGGTATATGCCCGGGAGCATTCGGTAAACTTACACTCATTGATAGTGAAGCACAGTCTGTCCCACGAGTTGTCCGTGCAACACGCAAAGCAAATATCAATCCCGCTATGCCACCACCACTAAGTATAGGTAATCTGGGAACAAATCCAGCAGCCACCTCTCCAAAGCCAAATCGGACTGCGCGCCGTCTATTCGGTGGGCGCCGGCGGCGCACACGTCGGCACCCCAGAAGGACACATAAGGCCGCTCGTAAATATAAGAAGTAATGCTCCGTAAATCATCCAAACTAGGTCTTTACAGAATGCATTCTGCGCAGCCCAATTGTGCCGATTTGCAGTTCATTTATGAGGGTCGCCTGCGTGCCGCATTTAATACTGGCCTAACCGACCTTGTGCTCCTAGATACACCGACATATGGCGAGGTGCTTTTCATGAACGGTGAGGTCCAGTCATCGAGCAGCGACGAACGCCTTTATCATGAAGCCCTTATCCGCCCCGCCTTCCTAACTGCCCGTAAAACGACCCGCACACTGCTATTAGGAGGTGGTGAGGGGTGTGCCGCGCGCGACATGTTTCGCTGGGGGGCCGGCGAAATTACGCAATATGATTACGATAAAGCGGCTGTCACGTGGGCGCGCGATGCACTGACGCACTGGAGCGGTGACGTATACCGCGACCATCGCCTAACTGTCCACTATACGGACGCCCACGAGGCCGTGCGAGCGGCCACGGTAAAATACGATGTAGTTGTTGTGGACCTGTTTGATCCCACGGAAGGTGATATATCACATTTCGTAGAACTCCTCTGTGAATGTGTGCGGCATCTCGGGGCCGGTGGTGCACTGGCCGCCTATATCGGGGATGCACCTGCCTCCCCGTCTGACTGTGTTCAGGTGGAAATTGTGCGACGCCTGTGTGCGGCCTTGCCTGACGCCTACATCCATCCATACCGCGTCTGGGTGCCAGTGTTTGCCGGTGAAGCCTGCTTCGTCCTAATTGCTCCTGCGGGGGAGGCCGCGCCGCTCATTGCATTTAAACCAGCGGCAGATGGCCCGGTGCCGGTCTGGATGGATGAGGTGAATTGGCTGCGCGCCTGCAGTTGGTCGACTGGTGCACCTGCGCTTTTCAAGGAGTTGTCCGGGAAATATGTGCAATCCTGTATGGACCGCGAGGCCATGAGTGCGGAGAGTGAGGCGTCTAATTGACGTGATGCTGCGCTGTCTGGGGTGCGCTCTGAATGTGTGCTGGCGGGCATGCGATTATAAGGACAGCGGCTCATGGGTGGATTATATACTAGTTATGAAACCGCAATTTGTGCGGGGCATATTTATTCGCATGCATAAGTAATATGCAGTCGGCTAATGTGGCCAAACTTATAGAAGAACGCCTTCATGCCCGAAATTCGGCCAAGAAAGCGCGCGGAGAAGTGTTTACACCACTGGAACTCGTCCAGGAGATGCTATTAGGGGTGCGGTGGCGGGCGTTGGAACGGGAAGGGCGGATCGAAATATGGGGTGTCGATGCGAGCGGTAACTATTTCGATGATGATGAGCGTGATCGGATTGGTGGTGTGCCGCTGGCTATGTGGCGAGACCCGAAGGGCAAGTGGCTGGATCCAGCAGGTGGTATAGGGAATTTTCTGGTGGTAGCCTATGGGTATTTAGACTATCAATTAGGGGTGCATGGGCCGGTGCGGCTGCGTGATGCGGCGGTGCGCGGACGGCACATTGTAGAGCATATGCTCTACATGTTTGAAATCGACGGCGAGAATGTGGCAACGGCGCGGTCAATATTCGAGGGGTTTTCAGGAGGCGCACCGAATATTTTTAAGAAGGATACGCTGGGACTTGATGTGGCGGCAATTAGGAAATTGTGTGGAGTGGGGCGATTCGACGTGATTATGGGGAACCCTCCGTTTAACAGTGGGGGTGTGAAATCATCTGGAACGGGAGCTGGGTATGAAACTTTATGGCCGCACTTTCTTTTGCGAGGGGCGGGTGGGGGTAGCGACAGCCGCCGCCGAACTTTTCCTGGTGCACTTTCTTTACTGGCTGACGGAGGTGCACTTTGTATGATACATCCGTCCTCATGGATGCATTTAGGAACTGGTGAGTGGTTGAATAAAGAATTGCTGGGGCGTGAAATGGGGGTCGTGCGAGCCTATACGAATCTACAGTCAAATCGCCTCTTTAATTATGCCGGCGCTGTCCCATGTGCCTACTATACGGTCTTCGGGCGGGCTGGCTCGGCGCGCCGGCAGTTTCCGTATATTGATGTGGAGGGCCGGCTCGAAATGTTGCCAAATCGGGCAGGCACGGTTATTTTTCAGCGGTATAATAGGCTGATGCGGGCCGTGGCTGCCGTGCCGACTGTGGGGGAGACGGGGTGGTTGACGGGGAGCGGAAAGTTGTCTGTGGGCGCGGCGGCAGCTGCTGTGGCTGCGACAGGCAAATACGAATATATATGTCAGCATTTAGCGACGGGGGTTAATATTTGTAAAAGTAGCGTCGAGCCGGCGCACTTTGGCACGCCAAAGATTCTTTTCAAAGGGACTTCCAAACTTTACCACTTTGATGACTGGGAGGGGCGGCACGGTCTTTATGGCAATTGGGGATATACTTTAGTGGACCTCGATGGATCTTTAGCGGATTTGCGGCGGATGTCAGCATTTCTGGATACACGGTTTGCACGGGCAATTATGATGGCCACGAAAGAGGACCAGGACTTTATTGAGCCGCGCTGGCTACCTGATGTGCGGCGACTGCCGGCTAAAGTGCTAATGACAGATGCCAGTCTTTGTGCGCACTTTGGGGTTGATAAAGAATCGCTGGGAACGGTCGAAAAGTATGACAATAATCAAAAGATTGCCAAGCGGTCGGCAAAGTGCGGACGGGATACTTGCTCTGGGCGCTTTAGTGGCGGCAGCGGCGGCAAAAGAAAGACTCAAAGAATTCGCAGATTAATATAACATGAGTGCATGGCATGTATATTTACTTCTAAATGATGCTGGCACGCGGACATATGTTGGTGCAACGGTGGATCCAGACCGACGGTTGCGTCAACATAATAGAGAAATTGTGGGTGGTGCGCGGGCGACTGCGGGTGATCATTGGCGGCGAGTGTGCTTGGTGAAGGGATTCCCTGATGAGCGAGCGGCATTGCAGTTTGAGTGGATGTGGAAACATCTTACCCGCTCTTGTAAACGCGGAGCCCCGGTGGAACGTCGGCGGGTGGCGTTACGGATGCTATTAGAGAGTGGTAAATCATCATCGGGTTCGCTCCCCTTTAGTGAATGGCCTGTGTCGGCTTGCGGTGGGCCATCGGGTCCACAAGTGGAATTTCAAGGGTCAGGTATGTCGGTGCAGTCCGAAATTGTTCCTCCAGTGTCAGATTCTGTGGTTCATAAAACGTCCACCACTGATGAACCGCAACAGGATTCTTAAAAAATGCCGCTTCAGTGAATTCTGCAGAAGCGGACAGACCTAACTCCTTTACGCCGGCTGCGACCCAGCCGTCTTGTGCATATTGCTGAAGATGAGGGCACTCGCGTGCAATCCGAATCATCGCGGACCGGCGGCGAAGACTTACACCGCCACCGCCTGGCACTGTCGCATCCCAAGGCCATGGACAGCACACATAATCGTATGACCACATGGCCTCTGGGATCTCCCGTCTGAAATATCCGTCCATTTCACACAAAATAATGTGCTCAACGGGCAGACTCTCCCAAAAATCGAGCGACTGGAGTGTTTTATTATAGAGTGCTCTGCCGGCTTCACGACCAATGTCGGTTTCATCGACAATGCGTATGTCTGCTGCCACATAATTGTGCCCAATAATGCCGCGCACATGTTCCAGATTTTCGACCGAGCAGTATACAATTAGGGATGTGGCAGGGCCGGCAAAAAAGAGTGTTGAAAGAATGATAAACTCCATATTTGGATGGGCGCGCATTTCATACACAACAAAGGCACGCTGGGTGGCTTCGACTGGTGGCAAAGTATGCGCAGCCCACCATGCACGGAGCCACGGCAAATAGCGGGTCTTCAGTATACTATACACAACGTCGTCTAACTGACACCGTTGTGTATGCAATTCATCGTCGGAGCGCGTCGCTCGTTTAGGCATCTAATAGGATTATAACAGGAACTGCTTTTAGGCGTAGGCAGGGCCACGCATGGCCGCGTATATCTGGCTATTACGCATACGCACCGATTCGTGCGACGGGCCAAAGCGGCGCACCGCGTTCTAAATCGGCCTCCGTCATCGCCTTAATGTCACGGTCGCGCTGTGCAAGCCACTCTCTATATGCGGCTACATCGGTCGCAGTTGCAACGCGATTTGCCGCCAGTTGTGTGAGAGTTCCTGGAGATGTCGAACCGAATGCCTCAACGGGTTTCTGAATAATATAGGCAAGTGCCACGACTGCAATTAGGAGAAGTATGATTGGTGGGGCGCGCATAATATATGTGATATATATTATTTTCCCGCGGTCTAGTAAAGACTATGTCCGCCACAGCAGACACAGGGTCTCCTAATAGCACCGGCTCGGGGCCAGCAAAGGCGCCTGCACAAAAAGATATATATTGCGATGATTTGGAAGATTCATTTGAACTTGTTGAATATGTTGCACCCGATGAAACGGCAGACCAACCGGCCCCTGTGCCGGCGTCGTTCGATATTCGCCTATTTCCTGAAGGAATTTCTTTGGCGCCGTCGAGTGCCGGTATAGCGGTCGGCACGGCTGTAGCATCGCTAACATACACACTCATGAACCAGGCGCTTAACACATCATCAGATGTTGCAGGGGCAACAATTAACGGTGCCGGCTATTTGATTGAACGCGGCGCTGCATATCTTGGTGGGGAACTGGCGGCAATGGGCGTATATTATACGCGACACACATTGGCGCACGGAACGCGCTCGAGTATACGATTATATACCCCTATGACCTCGTTTATTACAAGCGCGGTCGTAGGGACTACTGCGGCATATACGGTGACGGCCGGTGGGGCGCTTGCACGAGCGGCGACGGATATATTTATGAGAACTTACAGAAAATATAAGGAACGGTGTTTAGCGGAACAGTATACCATTGTAGAAACGAATGATAAAAGGGAAGAGAGCACCAATTAGAAGACCAATCATAAGGTGCTCGAGATTGGTCTTTGTAAGTTCACGGGTGACCAGAGCCGTTATTTTCGCCTCTGGGCCAGTATCGCACGGAAAACCATAAGGAACGGGGATGTCATCTTCGCCGGCTGACTCATCTTCGGGCTCCTCCTCGTCTTCCTCAGAGAGTTCAAGTTCAGGCTCTGATCCTGCGTCTGAGTCGCAGTCACTGCAGCCACAGTCGTTATCCAGATTATCAAAGATATATGAATTGATTGCCTCGTATGCCACCATAAATGGCTCAAGAGTTTTAAAGGATTCAAATTGAACAATATATGGCATATACTCCTGATTGAACTGTGCACATATACCTCCCGAATTGTGAATTTTTGCATGCTTAAGTTCAACAAACATATCCACAGGAATAACCTGCTGGTCAAACTCGATCATCCACTCAATGCCAGTAAAATGGAAATTTACAGGAAATGTGTCATTATACATGCACTTAATATGCGCGGTAGTCTTTTCGAGAACTTTGAGTGCGGGGACTGTCTGTCCCGCTTCGCTCACCGCTGCCGCAGCGAACGCATTCATATCTGCTGTAGAATCTGCCTTATCCGTCGCCATTCGTCTAACTGCAGATTTGTAGCGTTCGGGGTTTAGACCACCCGCGCCTCTAAATGATTTTCTCGCTGTCTATACGGAGCATATATGTGGACATTCCTCCACCAGATATATCAACCGCAATAAATGTGAACGGGTCCGCGTCATTTGCCAATGGAGTTCGCTGAAATTTGCTTTTAAGCGCGTCAAATAACGTAAGTAGTTTATCAACAATTATTTGAAAGGCTATACGGGGTTGCATTTAATACATACCGGTATTTTAGAATGCCATCAAGCGTAGATGGAAAACCGGTGTCTGACGAAGGGGGAACCGACAATGACCTAGTCAATTACAAATATGCGCGTGGTCAAAATTGGAATTCTGAAAATGTGCGCACACTAATGCAATGGATTCATTTATCGGCTATTTATGTGGATATTATGAACGAATCGACCGGTTATTACAGGCGCTGGTTGCGGCGCAATACGATTCTCAATTTGCTGTTTTCCACAATTGCCAGCACAGTGTCCATTTCACAGTTCAATATATCAGAAAATAAAAATCCTACTCTGGCATTTGCCCTTAATGTAGCATTTTCAGTTATGACATCGACATTGGCCGTTGCAACTGGTCTTATAAAGATTTATCAGATCCAGGAAAAATTGGAAAGTTCCATTCAACTTCAGCAAGAATGGACTCTATTTGGTTCACGCTTGACATCTGAAATGCAGTTGCCTGAGCATTTACGGAAGGACGCGCTGTATTTAATTGTGAAAATGAAGGATACATATTCGGGCCTCATAAAAGCGCAAACATATATTCCTAAAACAATCATACAAGAGGTTGCTCAGCGTAATGGAGTAAAGCCACAGGATTTGATGTTGTCTGAGTTATTTGAGCGTGTTATTCAAGGGGAGGTCGCACGTATTGCTGGTAAAGATGCAATTAGAGATAATGCGGTGCTGGATATGGGGGACGGGGTAGGTGGTAGTGAAGGGGACTATGACGATTATAGCACGGATACGCCGCAAACTGGTGTGAGCACAAAAGGGGTTATGTTGGAATTTCCTCCGATGACACCGCGGCCAATGAAGAGGGTCGCTGCAGAGGCTGAAGCACCAGCACCTCGTTCACTATCAAAGTATAAGACCGTATATTCATCTGCGCGTGCATTACAGGCAATTTCTGAGAACGAACCTAAGTTATTCGGCCTGGGGCGTTTTATGAAAGACGACTCGCAAAAAGTGTCACAGTCGCGCTCACGCGTATCTGCATATGTGCTTGAACCGACTGCACTTGCACTGGAGAGCGAAGAGCGGTCTGCTTCAGCAGCAGCAGCGGCGGCATCGGCTGCATTTAGGGATAAGATCGCGAAAAAGCGGGCGGAGTTGCGCCATGTTAGGCGCCCATCAGCTATACCTGAAGATGATGGGCGACGGGTGGGAGCAGCGGCTGCCGCTGCCGCAGCGGCATCTCCTAAGGGACCCATTCTAGTATTTGATGCAGCCGCAGCGCGCGCCGAAGAAAAACCTGCATGTTTGGTATGCACAATCGATGGGCGCGATGAGTGTGTGGGATGTGTGAAAAAACCCAATGAGTTTTTTGATGCAGCAGATTCGACGAGCACGTTTAAGGGGAGCGATGAGGAGAATTAAAGAATTGCGGGCTCACCAGCATAGCCAGTGGTGGCCGTGAAGAGAGGCCATGTGCCGTAGCCGGTTCTGCCAGAATAGATGAAGGTGTTGCCCATGAAGATGGTTGGCTGTATGTTATTATGAGGCTGGTTGCCACCAGTGCTGCCCATTTGGTGGTTGTGTGCACCAGCACTTATAATTGTAATACCAGTAAATGATCTGCCAGTATCCTGATTAACATTTACATTATCAGCAGTAGCTGTAGTTGTTAAACTAACAGCAACATCATGTTGATTAGGCTGATTAAAGTAAGAATGTGTGTGTCCATTATCACTAATATCGTGTATATGTGCCCCATTTGTGGTTGTATTGCCATTGCCGTTTGTATTTCCAGATACATCAACGGAACCGTGCTTGTGCGCCGGCATTTCCTCAATCGTCAGTGTATGCGTCTCGTCACCACTGATATCACCGAGTGCCCATGTATTACCTGTGCTGGTGCCAACGTTGGCATTTACACGACCCGCCGCATTTGGCAGATGGAATGATGCACCGCTGCCACCGAACTGATACCCGATTGCATTGAAAAGGAATCGCCATTCAGAAACGGTTAGCGAACGACCGTCGCATTTTAACCAGCCAAGGTGGTCGAGATCAACTGCCGACATTTTAAGATCGCCAACCGTAGGCTTGGTGTGCGCTGTAAAAGTAGCATAGGACCGCAGTAAGGATGTCATACTTATATTAGGGGGGGTTAGAAAAATATGGTGGGGGTATGAAACATAATACAAGGTGAAATAACTCGTATTTTTATGGGAGGATTATACCCTAATTACGCCGCGCGTTTTCTACGCATATTTATTTTTGCGATAAATTTTTTTATATTCACAATTGCCTCGTCACTAGTTTGCATTTTAGTATCATTAATTAATTTTCTCATATCATCATCGGATACATATTTAGAATTTGAGTTAATATATTCTTGATAGTTATTTTCTTGCAATGCCTTATATAATGTTGCGGCTTTCCATACTTTAATTGTCGATTCTGAGTGCTCATTATGTGCACTCTTTAAAGTATTTAACACACATGGAATTGTTTCAAATGTAGTTATATCATCCCACCGCGCTGCAACTTTTGCGCATTTTGCAATTATAGAGGTAAGTTTAAAATCGGATTTAGATATATTGCAAGACCAACAACACGGTTTGCAATTTGATGTTTCGTATCCTAGACTAGAATCAACACGGTCAATACCATTGCCTTTAGGGTTTACATAGCCACATAAATAACATGGCATGCGACTCATGGATACAAATTGTTCTTCAGATAAATGAAATTCAATTGAACGTTCTGTTGCACCATGCTTATACAAATTATAAGATGATTTAGTTTTTTGTTTATAATATATTTCCCATTTTTTATAGAAGTCTGGTGTGGCGGTTTTCAGTCTACATAAGATTTTGCACTTATCAACGAAGAAGAGTGGATGAAACGCATGCTTCATTCTATTACATATTTCACAACACGGGACGCAATTTTCTGAAGTATAGCCTATATCATTGTTAATTCGATCAATGCCATTTACTTCACCGCTGTTAATTTCTCCGCAATAATAACACGGTTTAACTACGATTGCACAAAATTCATCAAATTGAATTGTAATTACGCGGTCGCGACAAATCGCATTTTTTATATAATTTGCATAATGTAATTTCATATTAGCCATCATTTCCGCTTTATAAATTCTTTCACGCGGTGCTCTTGCTAGTTCAACTTTCGTTTGCATTTCAAAGCATCGCGGGCATTTATGGGATTCTTTACCTTTTTGCGTGGTAAACTTTTCGAATTCTTTATTGCATTTAACACATAATCTCTGATTTGTTGCATGTGTGGCTGCAATTTGCTTATTTTGCGCAATTCTGTTATTTCTCCTAATTGTTGATATTTGTCTTTCTTTTTCGCGACATGCTTCACATGATGTATATTCACCTGTTAATAATGTAAAACATCCGCGTGATATATCACAATATTTAATGCCCTTTTCAACTTCTTCCAATCTATATTTATCACGCAAATGTTGTCCACAAAACATGTCTCCCTCGATTGCCTGGAATGTGCAATTATCATGTTGACAATTCGGGCGCTCTTTCTTTTTGTTACGACAAGATTGACATGCAAGAACTTTTGGCGGGAGTTCTGTAATTTCATTATCACATCCACGGAAGAAGAATCTGCACCAGCGCTTACCACTTTCAATGCCTTCATCATATTTTTTGTTTCTCTGATGGCGACCACAGTAGGAATCTTCACCTGTTATTATACGCGAGCATTGCGTGCCGCGACCAGGACCTGCTTGAATAATTGCTTTACAAGTTGCCATTATTATAATGTCTACTTGTTAAGTTATGAATGCTTTAAGTTTTTACCCAGATGGGGAATACGTTGTAATTTTCAAGTTTGTCCCCAGATTGCGAATTTCCATTGTAATAAAATATTTTGTAAACATCTGCAAAATTCCACACAATACAATAGAAAAACTGTTTAGTTGGAATAAGCCAACCCGCCCATACCCGACATCACACGGAGAACATTGTAGTTCGTGGCGTACACGTAGACGGAAGACGACGTGTTGGCACCGACGGCGTTGTTCGAGACCGTGAGGATGAGCGTGGTGTTGTCGATACGAGAAAGGTTGCAGCTGCCAGAGGGCTGGTGGAGCTCAGGGGTGAGCGCGAACGAGTAGACGTTGACACCGACGGCAGGGACGTTGGTGTGGTGCTGGTAAGGCTGGACCTCGTTGAAGTAGCGACCCTCACGGACCTGGAAGCGGTCGTGGCCGTTGAGCTGGAGGAGCGCCGTGATGACGGGGTTCTTGCCGGCCATGCCCTCGACGCGAGTAACGGAGTAACCGGACTCGAGGACCGCGCGATCCCACCAGTCGGAGAAGTTGAAAGGCTGCTGGCCCTTCCAGGGGTTGATGATGGTGTCATCACAGGAGACATACGAGTCACGCTGGACAACCCAGATGAGCTCCTTAACGGGGTGGTTGAAGTTGAGCTTGATCTTGTTCGAGGAGGCCGTGATCGACTCCGCGCCCGTGAACTGGAGGACATCGATGAGGTACTCGTGGGAGACCTGGGCGAACTTGCGGCGCTCATCCGTGTCGAGGTAGATGTAGTCGACGTAGAGGGAGGCAGCGACGAGGCCCTGGGCGTTAACGCGGTCACGGATCGTGTGCGTGTTGGCGAGGGCGGGGGTGTAGTCCCAGCAGAGGTTGCGGAGGTCGTTGAACTCGAGGTTGATACGGACCTCGTGGTACTGGAGCGCGATGAGGGGGAGCGCGAGACCAGGGTTGCGGCAGAACCAGAACTGGAGGGGGATGTAGAGCGTGTACTCAGGGGCGCAGTTGCCGACGACCTCAGAGGTGTTGGGCTCACCGCCGACACAGTCAGAGTCGCAGCCAACACCACCCTGCTGGATGACGTTGGTGAGCTGGGGAACGTTACCAACCATCTTGGCGTAACCGGCCTGCTTGCCGGCCTCCTGGGTGAGCTCATTCCAGATCTGGAGCCACTGGCCGTAGTGCTTGTCAATGCGCTGGCCACCGATCTCGAGCTCGACGGACTTGATGAGGTTGTGGCCAACCCAGTTGAGCCAGCGGAACTGCGCACCAGAGCCGTCAGTGCCAGAGATGACGACGGAGGGGAGGGTCGCCTGGAGATACATGCGGTAGATGAGGTCACCGTTGCGCTGGATCGTGCACGTCACCTTCTTGGAGAAGTTGGGCGCGCCGTTGAAGGGGTTCTCGATGGACTCCATCGCGAAGTTGGTGTGACGACGGTAAACGAGCTTGAAGACTTGTAAATACCCTTCCTTTCGGAATATTTATTACCATCGTCGTGCTGATTAATCAGCAGAGGGATTGGACTATAACTTAAGCGCTTGATTCGAAAACCAAGCACCCATCACCATTTAGTCTCTGAACTGCATTCGTATCACAACTATTTATATATTTCAATGCTAATTCATATTTGTCATCAAGTGATATATGCTTAGATGTGAAATATTTTGTTTTTAATATGGGATGATTAACTACTGCATAACCTTCAGATTGATATATTTCGGGGCGAGGTTTAATATACACTAAATACATAGGAAGATCACTTGATTTATGAGCAATTGATAATTTCAACTTGTGTTCATAAGTTAGTGCTTTTCCAGAGAAATGGTGCTTTTCACCTGATTTAGCATGGGATATACGTTCTTTGCATATATCGCTACGTGATTTACCAAAATTATGATTTTTATCTCCTAATTTTGCATCACTCATGCGTTTACGAGAAATGTAACTACAATTCGAACCACCTACTCCGCCTATTTGTAAGTTATATCCATTCGGTTCTATTGTATTAAACATATCGATACACATTTTTTCATAATGATCAAGTTTAACATCATTAATTTCCAGCAGTGTTTCAATGTGAACATTTAATATATTATATTTCAATAATGCACTCGTCAATAATGAATTTTTAATACATTTAAAATGTTCGCTTACTCGCTTTTCAACTGTTCGTTTTGTTTGCCCTATATATCGTTTCCCATTGGGGAAAGTTAAGCAGTAAATATAACCCATATTTATAACAATATTTTGTTATTTAAGTTGTGACTTAGAACTTGGCTGCGGATTGCCCATTGTATTATCTTTAGACTTATTACCATACCCAAGTGTGTTCTTGGCCAGTGTCTCTTTTCAAAGGCACCTTGGTATCTAAAGCTTTAGGGTGTTCCCGCAATTTGATGATGTTGCAACTACACCGGAGTCAACCAGGTAGTCACTAGCACCTGTGGCAACATATATGTTTAGGAACCACTAACGGACTTTATAGAACGATTATATCCCATTTTCGTTCTCCGAGTGCTTTTCAACCCCCTTCTTAATAAGTTGAGGTAATCTGAGGGTTACCCGTGAGGTAAACGTCCTGAGCGCCATAGGCGACGAGCTGCATAAGACCACCACCAGTCATGTTTTATAACCGGGGTTCAGAAAAAAATTTGGCGCAAACACATTTTCAGCGCGTTTCCCGCATATTTTTATAAAGACATCGCAACGCCCGAAATAAACATTTCCACAGACCCGCCACAATAAATGTTGCAAAGTGGCGCAAATTACATTTTAAAAAAGATATTGAACGCACCGCAACAACGGTCTAAACCACACATTAAACCAAACAATTATGAGCGATTCTTCGACTAAAAAACCTACCAAGAAAAGTGTAATGGAATCGCGGACGACACTCGATGCAATCCATCATGCCCATGTGAAAACCTTTATGAATACCGAAGATGAATTAAAGGATATTACACAGCGGCTTGCTGATATCACCACATCGATTACCACATGTGAACCCGAAGAGCGCATTGATTTGCAAAAAGAAAGAGATCGACTGGCAAAGCGTAAACTGCAATTAGAGCGACACGATGACCTGATGGATTATTATTTGCAAACAGGAAATCTTCTTTTCGAATATTATGCAATCCAGGACAAGATTTCCGCAGGAGCTTCTATTGCAACACCAGCGAAAGCGCGTCCAGGAACTGTGTTTGCAGCCCTCGAAGCGGCGGCGGTAAAAGATGCATCTGGTGCTGGACAGACTACAACAGGAGAGCGAGGAGCAACAACTGTAGCACCCAAGGGAAAAAAAGATACATCGCTTGATCGCGAGCGGCTCCTAGATAAATATTTGCAAATTGTCAATCCTGAAATGGCCCGCAATATTACCAACGAAATCGACGACGATTGGTCAGAATGTCCTAATTGCTGCACTGAAATGATATTTAGTTTAAATGAGGCATATATCTCGTGCCCTAAATGTGGTTATCAAGACCATATTTTAATTGATAGTGACAAACCGTCATACAAGGACCCGCCGCGTGAAATATCATATTATGCATATAAACGCATTAACCATTTTAATGAATGGCTTGCTCAATTCCAGGCCAAAGAAAGCACGGAAATCCCCCAGGAGATTTTCGACGGAATTCTTTTAGAGTTGAAGAAGGAGCGCATCACAGATATGACAACGCTCAAGGTGTCAAAGTTGCGCGAAATATTACGTAAGTTGAAGTTCAATAAATATTATGAGCATATTCCTCACATATTGAACCGCCTAAATGGCCAGTCGGCCCCCGTTATGAGCCGCGATAACGAGGAGAAGTTGCGTCACATGTTCAAGGAAATCCAGCCGTCTTTCCAGCGGCATTGCCCCGCGGACCGGTCGAACTTTTTGTCATATTCATATGTTCTCTATAAATTCTGCGAACTCCTGGGGCTCGATGAGTTTTTGCCCTGTTTTCCTCTGCTGAAAAATCGGGATAAACTGTATGCACAAGATAAGATATGGGAAAAGATATGTGAAGACCTCCGTTGGGGCTTCCTGCGCACAATTTAATAGAAATTTCTTGACTTTCCGGCACAAACAGTCCTGTAAAATTGATGCGATTATAATTTCACATTTCAAATCTCAGATAAGTATACAACAAGCCCATGTATTCAAACGGAAAGATTTACAAACTACTTTGCACCGATAAACATTACTATATTGGCTCAACTGTATCTGACCTGCGATTTAAAAAACGAGAGCATAAAAGTGCTTCATTGAAAAATCCAGATGAACGAGTTTATAAACATATAAATCAGTTAGGCTGGGATAGTGTTTCCATTGAATTAATTGAAAACTTTCCTTGTAATTCTAAAAGGGAACTCAATGAGCGTGAAAATTATTATATTGAACTTGCTAAACAATCAAATGATATATTATGTCTTAATTTCATTGCAACTCCTCCTGTTGCAAATTTAGCAGAACTGTCTTCTACAGAACAGTTATCATATGAAAATGGAAAAATATACCAACTTATATGTTCTGATAAATATTACTATATTGGATCAACTACAACAGAATTACGAGTCAGATTAAATAATCATAAATGTGCTGCAAAAAAATATCCAGATAGAAAAGTATATAACCATATATGTTCTATAGGATGGGATAAAGTATCAATTAAATTACTCGAAAATTACCCATGTAGTTCTAAAACAGAATTAAATATGCGTGAAGATTATCATATTAAAAATGCATTAAATTTAAAAGATAAGTTATGTCTGAACACAACTCGACCATGTATGACAGCAGAAGAAAAGCGCGAAGCACATGAAAGATATGTAGAAAGCAATAAGGAATATATTAATCAACGTAAACGCACATGGGCCCGTAAAAAGCACGAAGAGACCGCAGATGAGCGTGCCGCAGCCAGCGAAGCGAAACGCGAGATCCGCCAAGAAAAGTCGGCGGCGCGCGTGGCACGTGACAGAACAATCCATACATGTGATTGCGGGGGTTCCTATCAAGCATACCAGAAGAAGCGCCACATGGAAAGCAAGAAGCATTTAGCGTATCTGGAGCGTGGCACATCAGCTACCGGTGAGGAGTATAAGGCAGCCCGCAAGCGCGAACTCCAGGATTACAAGAATGCATGGGGTCGCAAAAAGAAGGCGGAGGTTGCAGCCGCCACAGCAGACGCTCGCGCTGCCGCCAAAGCCGAAAAGCGTGCTAAAATCGCAGAGCAGATGGAAGCAACTCGCGAACGAGTCAACGAAGTCCATAAATGTGATTGTGGGGGTGAATACAGAATATACCAGAAGAAGCGCCATGAGGGCACGGGAAAACATCGTGCGTTTGTCGCTGCCGCCACCGGCACCGTCACAGAAAACCACCTAATGGCACTTCATGTAAACACCTAGAATGAAGGTCGCGTTTATCACGGGGATTACTGGCCAGGACGGGAGTTATTTGGCGGAACTGCTTTTAGAGAAGGGGTATGTTGTATACGGAATGCTGCGGCGCTCGTCGAGTATTAATACGCGTCGCATTGACCATATTTTTAGTAAACTGCGTCTCCGCTACGGAGATATGACGGACCAGAGTTCAATTGTGGGCATCCTAAGTGAAATCAAGGGGCTGGCCCCAGAACGCCTGGAGGTGTATAACCTGGCTGCCCAGAGTCATGTGAAGGTGTCGTTCGATGTGCCCGAATATACTGGTCAGACGGACGCGCTTGGTGTGCTGCGCCTTCTTGACGCAATTAAGACGCTTGATATGTGGGGCTACACGCGATTCTATCAGGCCAGCACAAGCGAACTGTATGGTGGCGTTACGCGGGAGGCGATGAACGAGGATACGCCGTTCCATCCTCGGTCCCCTTATGGTGTTGCCAAGTTATACGCATACTGGATTGTGAAGAATTGGCGTGAGTCGTATGGTGTTTTTGCTGCGAATGGTATTCTATTCAATCACGAATCGGAGCGCCGCGGCGAGACGTTTGTGACGCGCAAGATTACGATTGGTCTGGGCAAAATCTTGGCGAACCGCGTGGTGGGTCGCAAGGATTTGTCAATTAGCCTCGGGAATTTGTATGCGAAGCGGGACTGGGGGCATGCCGCCGACTATGTGGAGGGAATGTGGCGGATGCTGCAGGGTGCTGAGCCGCGCGATTATGTGCTTGCGACGGGTGAGACACATACCATTAAGGAGTTCGTGGATGAGGCATTTAGGGTTACTGGGATGCCGTTGACTTGGGAGGGCGAGGGTGTTGACGAAGTTGCACGGGATGCCGAGGGAATTGTGCGGATTCGCGTGGATCCGAAGTATTATCGACCTGCGGAAGTTGAGTTTTTGCTTGGAGATGCACGGCGTGCGAAGGCCGACCTTGGCTGGGAGCCGCGTGTTGGATTTGCGGAACTGGTCGAGCGGATGGTGCGGGCAGATAAGGTGCGCGAATCGTATTAGAGACCTGCTTCACCTGCGCGCGAAAAGACGACTTCGCCGATAACGGCCAAGCCGAGTAGGGCACCGTAAGTGAACATGCGGCGGGTTGCGGTGGCTGGCACGAATGCCTCGATTGCGAGTTCAATTATGCCCCAGATGGCAATCCAAACAAGTATCATTGGAATTTCGAGTATAAATTTGCGCATTATTCTAAGATGCTTCTAGATAAGTTATAATATGTAGCAATGTTTACAACTTATAACTTATTTTGTAATAGCAATACCTTCGGCAATTTAAGGGAAGCCGGTTCAGACTCCCCGTTAAAAGTCAAGGATGACTTTAAGGAAAGCCGGTTCAGACTCCCCGTTAAAAGTCAAGGATGACTTTAAGGGAAGCCGACAAGCTTGGCACCGATACCGAAGCCGGCACCCTGGCGTGCCGTAACACCAACCGTGGGGGCGAGGAAGTCGAGGACGGCGAAGACAACGGCGGCGAGGACCGCGAGGGACGCGATCTCAGACATATCGAGCTTACGCTTGGGGATGATGACGGCCGCGACGGCGACGGCGAGACCCTCAACGAGATACTTGATCATACGAGTGACGATGTCAGAAACCATGGAATCCATTTGCTTATAACTGTGGTTTAGAAAAAATAGCGTCAAGGTCACTCAGCTGGCAGTTATGGGTGTGGCTAAGGTTAGATACGTGCCGGTTGGGCACATGCCAGGCGCCGGTTGGGCCATCTGGCCCGCGCCGGTTGGGCACCTGCCAGGCGCCGTAATTACACCATTTAAGGTGTGCCGGTAAGAAACTACATAGATTTAGTATGTCAGTCACTGATTCTAAGAAACCCGCCGTTACCGAGGATTTCCTCGAGGAGGACCCGGAGATTACCAGCCAGAAGTATGTTCTTCTCAGTTTCCTTTCTCCTGAGGAGATTCTCACCCGCAAGGAGCACTTCTTTTTCGAGAAATTCCTCCATGATTACGAGATTCAGTGGAAGACGAAGAACCTTGAGGCTTTCCTTGCCAAGCAGGTGGCCGGCATTAATAAGGGGCTCGAGGACCGCTCTAATAAGCTTGAGGCGGATGGACAGACCGACCTTGCCGAGTTTATGCGTGCTAGTCGCGTGAAGGTTGACGATATTATTCGTGGATTTGCCGAGTATGTTGGCCAGAATGTCCGTGAGATTAAGACAACGCGCATTGTGGATGACTACAAGGATTTCCTTTTCCGTGCACAGGTGAAGCTTGAGGACGAGTTTTTCGCGGCGAATGAGTTCCGCACGAGCATGCGCGGTCTGAAGGTGCGCGGTGTTTATTCTACGACGAAGGAGGCCGAGATGCGCGCCAAGAAGCTCCAGCGCACTGACCCTCTTCACAACATTTTTATCGGCGAGGTTGGCAAGTGGCTCCCTTGGGATCCTTCTCCTCACCAGATTGCCGAGCAGGAGTATGCGGAGGACCAGCTTAATATGCTCATGAAGAAGTATCGCGAAAACGATGCGGCAAAGGATGAGTTCTATCGCAATAACAATATCAAGCGTCCTGAGAAGACGGTATTTGGTGCAGGTGGTGATGCTGAACCTGGTGCGGCAGATGGGGCGACGGATGTGTCGAACCAGTTTGATGGGATGTTTGGGGCGGCGGGGGATCTTGCCATGCAGCGGAAGATGGCTACTGCAAAGGATATTAAGATTGAGGCGATTAAGGAGGAGACGACGGGGACCGACGAGA